GGCACTAACTGCACATCTCTTATTGAAGTATAAAGAGTATGCGCAGCTGGTTAATCTCGACATTGACCCTGGCGATTATCTGGAAGCCAACGGCTTTGCAGATGATTACCTTGTTTCGAAACTCCTTTCTAAATATCCGGATTTCGTTCACACGGATCTGGATCCAAAAGAAAGGGCGCTCGAATCGTTCTTCAAGTACGAAGAGGCTTGCAAAATCACCAATCGAAAGATTATAGAACTGCGAGAGGACCCTTCCAAAAGGGACCCGGCGATGTGGGGCATTTTGACCCTTGCTCGCCGTAAAATTGCTCGTGTTCTAGGTCCAGTAGATCTAGATGGGATTGCAAAGCACTTTGGATGGGGCCCGGGGGCGACAACCTCGTCTTCCGGATCACACACATCAGCGTACGTCAAGTTCTCAAAGAGGCTTGACGTCACGAGTAACGCTCTCGTAATGGGATGGTGCTGTATAAATAGCACCCCCTCCTGGGTAAACTGTCTGTTACAAACGGACAGTTTCCCCGGTGTGGAAGCAATGGTTTTACCATCGCTTCTTAACACCGTTAGAGGTAACGAGATCGTGTTCGTGCCGAAGAATGCGAAGACTCATCGGATAATAGCCAAAGAGCCCCATGTAAATTCATATTTACAGAAGGGCTTCGGACGCTTCATTCGAGACCGCCTTCGCATTGTCGCTGGAGTCGATCTTAAGGATCAGACTCAGAATCAGCGACTAGCTAGAGAGGGTTCTCTTCACGGAGAGCTTTCAACCATTGACCTAAGTGGAGCTTCCGATACCATCTCGACAGAGCTGGTTAGGTTGCTTTTACCAAATCAGTGGTTTTCTCTACTCGACCAAGTCAGAAGTAAACAAGGATTCCTTCGAGAGAAGGGATACTGGGTTCACTATCACAAGTTCTCCTCAATGGGGCACGCGTGTACTTTCGAACTCGAAAGTCTGATATTTTGGGCGTTGCTCTCTGCGACACTCGAAATTGAAGGTCGTGATCAGACTCTGAGTGTCTACGGGGATGATTTGATTATCCCTGCTGAACATTATGAGTCTGTTGTGAACGTAATCAATTACGTAGGGTTCTCGGTTAATCAGGATAAGAGTTTCCACTCTGGTCCTTTTCGAGAATCTTGCGGGAAAGATTACTTCTTTGGCACCGATGTCCGGCCTATCTTTCTTAAAGAAAGTATCTCTAGTGT